GCGCCGCGGCGAGTTCGGCCATGCCGGTAATGCGCGCCTCGATCTTCACGATTCGCCGCCTCCGGTCTTGCAGGTCAGTTCGAGCATGCGGTTGGCGCTGTCGCGGTTGGCGACGGCGACGATGGTGTAGAGGGTGCTGCCCCAGAGGATGCGCATCTGCGGCGTGACGCCGGCGCGGTAGCGCAGGACCACGCGCACCATCTGCTCGCCCGCGTTCTGCCCGTTGCGCAGCGCCTCGGTGCCACCGATGGGTTCGATGCCCGCGCGTACGGTGGCCACGTCCGACCAGGTGCCGGCGTTGCCGCCATAGCTGTCCAGACTGGTCGACTGCGATTGCAGCTTGATCTGGTGGCGGAGTCGCTGGGCAAGCATCAGATCACCGGCACGCGGTACGGCAGGACCATGTTGCGGATTGCGCGCTCCAGCGCCTGCCAGTCCGCCGCAGGGAGGTTGTCGTGCTGGCCCTGCACGTGCATCCAGATCGCGGCCTTGAGCGCATCCGGCACTTCGTCATAGCCCGCGACGTAGGTCACGGTGACGGCGCCAGGCTGCGCGCGCACGGTCGGCCAGGTGGCGCCGTAGGCTTCGCACACAAACGGCTGCCAGTCGTCGGCGAGCGCGATGTAGCGGTCGGTCGCGAGCGTCTGCGTGACGCCGGCGCTGTCGACGTAGGTGATCGAGGTCACCGAGACGCCCGGCGGCTTCGGCAGTTCGATATAGCGCCCACGCGCGCCACCGCAACGCGGGAAGTCGTCCAGTCGCAGCGCCCAGGTCTGGGTGACCAGCGCGCGATTGGTTTCTTTCTCGACCCAGTCAGTCGCGGCGGCGATGTAGCGCAGAATCAGCTGATCGTCGGCGGTCTGGCTCGCTTCGATGCGAAGGTGTTCCTTCGCGTGCGCGACCGACACCGGATATTCGGCGGGCGCTGCAGTTCGATTGAGGCTGGTCCAGTTCACCGACGGCTCCAAATAAGACGGGCGACCCGGTCAGGGCCGCCCGTGGGTGGGTGCATCAGCCGGGTTAGGCCGGCGGGTTCGAGGTCGGCGCGCGGTTCGGATGGCCGAGCACGGCCACGGCGGCGAGCAATGCCGCGCTGGGCGTGCCGCTGTTACCGGTCGGCGTGATCACGATCTTCACGTAGCGCTTCGAGCCCTGATAACCGACCTTGAAGCACTTGTTGTCGTCGCTGAAGATGAAGCCGGCGAGCGCTTCGGTGCCGATCAGGTTCGCGTCCGCGACGGCGGTGTAGCTGCCGCCCGAGGTGTCGCACTCCTGCACCTCGACAGCGAACGTGGCATCGGCATCGCCGATCGATCCGGTGGCGATGACGAAGGTGCAGGCGGCATACCCCTGCAGGTCGATGACTTCACCCGTGAGGGCGGTGCTGTCTGCACTCGAAACGGGCGAGATCGCCCGCTTGAAGTGCAGTTCGTTCATTTGGTCGCGCATGGTCGTTCTCCCGATGGGGATGTGGTTCGGATAGGTTGGGGTTCGGAGAGGTCAGGCCCGGGCGCGATGCCCGGGCCTGCGGTCGATTACGACGTCGCGATCTTCAGGGCCTTGATGGCCTGGAAGTTCTGGATGCCGCCGCCGACGCGCTTCGTGGTGTAGAAGCTGACGTACGGCTTGTTGCTGTACGGATCACGCAGCACGCGAATGCCCTGGCGGTCGACGATCAGGTAGCCGCGCTGGAAGTCGCCGAACAGGACCGGGTAGGTGTCCGCACCGATGCTCGGCATGTTGTCGTCGTCGAGGACCTGGTAGCCGAGCAACGTGGCCGGGGTGCCCGCCTGAATCGACGGCTGCCAGACGTAGTTGTTGTTCGCGTCCTTGAACAGGCGCAAGACTTCCAGCGTCGACGTGTTCATCAGGAACTGCGCGTTCCCGCGATAGCCCTGCTTCAGCGAGTGGATCAGCGACACCAGCTTTTCGGTGCCGTTGTAGCCCGTGTCAGTGTTGAACGTGGACGCCTTGCCGCCGGCGACATAGCCGATCTTGCCCCACGCCCAGTTCGCGTTCGCGACCATGTCGTACGACAGCAGCCCGCGCGGCTTGGCGACGCCGTTGCCGGTGACGAAGGCGGCGCCCTCTTCCTCGGCAAACTCGATCGCGACCTCGTCGGCCAGCCATGCGCCGATGTCGACCGATGCGTCGTCGAGCAGGGTCTGCGAAGCGTAGGGGTTGGCGTAGATCTCCATCGCTGGGAACTCGAGCTTGGAGAGCGTCGGCGTGCTGGTCGAGCCGCGCGAGTCGTTTTCGCCCACCCAGCCGGAAGTGGCGCCCCCCTGGTTCACCAGCTTCGAGTAGCTGGCCGCGCTGATGCTGATGACGCGGGCGATGCTGCGCACCGCCGACACGGTGCCGAGCACGCGGTCGATGGCGCTTTCCATCTGGTCGGTGACCAGATAGCCGCCGTCCGGGTTCGAGCCGCGCGTGGCCGCCGCGTTGAACTGCTTGACCTCGCCCTCGTTCTCGCCGCGGCGGAAGTAGCTGTTGAAGTTTCCGCGATACGCGGCCGCTTCGGGCGAGATTCCGTCCTTCCCGTCGCCGCCGGCGCGGATGCGCGCGAGGATCTTGGTGGTTTCGTCGATCGCCGCCTGATGCTTGGTGATGTCCGCGTTGATGCGTTCGAGCTTCTCAGTCACGAGCGCGTCGACCGAACCGGTCTTGGCCAGCGCCGCGATCTTCGCGTCGTTGGTGGTCTTGAACTCTTCGAAGGCGCGATTGACGGCTTCGATGTTGCGAACGAGGTCCGTCATCGACACCGTTTCGGCGCGCACGGACTGGATGCCGCGCTGAACGGCGCTGGCCAGGGAATGCTTATTCATGGGTAACTCCTACGTTACGTTAGGTTGCTTTGGAGACGCTGCAGAGCTGCAGCAAGGTCGCCAGCGCCCGGCATGGCGTACGCGGCAGCGCTCGGCGTGCCGCTGGAATTGGTCAGGTCTTTCAGCAACGAGCGGCGCTCGCTGCGGGACAATCCGGCACGCGCGAACGCCGCTTCGGCGACCGCGAGCGTGCGGGTCTGTTTGGCCTCGATGCCTTCGGGCTTCGCAGGCTCGTTGATCTTGCGGTCCGCCCAGCCACCGGACACGGCGGCGTCGGCGCTGATCCACGTCTCCGCGTCCATCATCGACGCTACCTTCTTGCGATCGATGCCGGTGCGTGCCGAGTAGATGTCCGCCATTGAGCCGTCGAACGATGCCAGTGCATCCTGCGCCTGCTCGAGGTCGTGCCGATTGCCGACCACGACCGCCCAGGCGTTGTGAATCATCAGGTGCGAGGCCATGGCGATCTCGATCTCGTCGCCAGCCATCGCGATGATCGATGCCGCCGACGCCGCCACGCCGAGCACGCGCACCGTGACCTTGGCCTTGTGCTCGCGCAGCAGGTTGTAGATCGTGACGCCTTCGAAGAAGTCGCCGCCGGGGCTATTGATGTTCACGCGGACATCGCGTTCGCCGATCGAGCGGAGCGCACCGGCGATGCGCTTGGCAGTGACGCCCTCGCCCGTCCATGCGTCGACGCCGATCTGGTCATAGATCGTGATGGTTTCCGGGTCGCCGGCGTCGGCGGCATGCGGGATGAACCGCTCCAGCGCATCCGGCCGGACTTCCCAGCGGGCGTTCTGGATCGAGGCGTCGGCCCGGATTTCAGGGAGTTGGCGCAGGCTCATCGTCTGGTTCCTTGGCGTCGGTGATCGGCGCGGTGTTCAGCGGTACGCGCAAGGTGTCGCCGCCCTCCATCGGGGGAAGCTCTTCCATCGCGCGGCATTCGTTCGGGGTCAAAAATCCGGTGGTCAAGCCGACCGAATAGGCCCCGTATCGGGTCTTGATGTCGCCGCGCACCAACGAGGCGCGCGTGAACTTGAAGTACTGGTTGTCTGCGGTTTCCAGCGCTGCGCCGAGGGTTTGCTCCCACTCGGTGAGCCAGTCGTCGAGCGTGTAACTGACGAAGCCCTGGGACTGCTGCTCGAGGCCGGTGCCCCAGCTGGTCGACTTCTCGGTGTCGCCGGCCATGTGCGGCGGAACGCCGTAGAACATGAAAATGTCGCCGCGCTGGAACTTGCGGTTCTCCAGCCACTGCGCGTCGACGTTGCTCATGGTCGCCGCGAAGTCGCCACCCTCTTCGAGGATCAGGTTCTTGTGCGCGTTGGCGGTGCCGCGGAAGCGCTCCATGCCGTCCTGCAGCCGCTTGTAGGCGGCATCCGTCAAGCTGGCCGGGAACTTGATGACCGACCCGACCTGCATGCCGTTCTTGTGCAGTGCCGCGCCGTGTCGCTCACCCTGCAGAGCCAGGCCGATGGCCTCGCGCGCGTAGGCGACGGGCGACAGGCCGGTGATGCCGTCGAGCGACATGCCGCGCAGGTGCAGGATCTCGTCCTGATCGAACGTGACGGCCTGCCCGTTCTTCTTCTCGAACCGGTACGACAGCGACAAGTCAGCCAGCTGCTCGACCTGCATGCGCTTCGGGTCGAGCGGATACAGCGCCAGCGGTCGACGACGGCCGCCCGCGATCAGCGAGTAGCCGTTGCCGTCGAGCAGCATGTGTGACTGCATCAGGTGCCGCCAGCGCTTCGAAGTCTGCCACTCGTTCGGCTTCTGCGTGATCAGCTTGTAGAGCGGACTGTCGACGGCCTCGGTGCGTTCGCGGCCATTCTGCTGGTACAACTTCAGCGGCATCGATGACACCGCGCCAGCGATGATGCGGACGCAGGCATAGACCGCGGCCACGCGCATCGCGGTGTCGCGGTTCACGGTCGCGCCGCTGTTCGCCAGTTGTCCGTCGCGCAGGAACTCGACGAGCAGCGGATCGTTCAGATCCAGCGCTTCGAAGGCGGCACGCGCACCTCCGGCGCCGGACGCTCGATTTTTCGGTGTCCGGAGCCAGTCAAGCCATGCCATTGAGTCACACCATCAGCATTTCGCGTCGGTCATAGACCGACTGCGGGGTGGGTTCGGGTTTCTCCAGCGTCGTGCCGATGCCCATGAGCACCGCGCACATGCCGTCGATCTTGTCGGACG